TACTCAAAAATGCGAGTTTAGCTATTGCAGGTGTATATACTGCGGCTGATGATGGAGTGTTGAATCCTGAAAATATCAAGATTCAGCCCGGATCGGTCATATCAGTAGCAAGGAATGGCGGCCCACAAGGGGCATCTTTGCAACCATTACCCAGAGCTGGTGACTTTAATGTAAGTCAAATTGTTATCAACGATCTTCGCATGAACATCAAGAAGATTATGATGGATGACACACTACCGCCTGATAACATGAGTGCAAGGTCGGCAACGGAGATTGCCGAGCGAACAAGAGAGCTGGCAACAAACCTAGGTAGCGCTTTTGGTCGTTTAATTACTGAGACTATGTTACCCATCGTCAGTCGCATTATGTACGTTTTAGATCAGCAGGGGATTATCAACTTCCCAGCTAAAATCAATGGACAAGATATTAAACTGGCGGCAGTTAGTCCATTGGCACAAGCGCAGAAGTTACAGGAAGTAAACGATCTAATGCAGTATGTTCAGATTGCAGGACAGATGGGGCCAGAAGGTCAAGCCACATTATCTATCCCAAGAATACTGGACTTTGTAGCACAGCGTTTAGGTATTGATCGTAATGTTCTAAATAGCGAAGAAGAAGTGCAGGCGATCATGCAACAGATGCAACAACAGCAAATGCAACAAGCAATGATGGAACAGCAACAAGTGCAACCAACTGAGGAAATTGTATGAAGGTAGAGGAAGGCTGGGAGTATTTCGAACAACAGGAAAATAAAAAAGCACAACCGAAAGATATAGATATTTTATACGGCAAAGTATTCAAGAGTGAGGAGGGACAGAAGGTTCTATCTCATTTAAGAGCAATCACCATAGAACAGCCTACTTGGTATCCGGGTGAAGATTCATCATTCGGATATGTTCGTGAAGGTATGGCTGATCTAGTAAGACAAATCGAAAGACGAGTAACAAGGAGTTCAAATGGCTGAAGCAGAAGCAGTAGTAGAAGAAGTATCTAATGATGCGCCTATCTTAAATCCAGCAAGCGCACAAGAAACATCACCCGAATTACAACAGGAGCAACCAATCCCATTGCATGAAGAAACTCAACCAGAGCCAGTTCATACAACAGATGTGGATAATGAGCCTATTGAGAGACCAGATTATTACCCAGAGAAGTTCTGGGATGAGGACGGCCCAGATGTAGAGAAGCTGGCTAAATCTTATGCAGAGTTAGAAAAGAAATTCAAAGCTGGCAAACATAAAGCACCAGAAGGAGATTATGATGTATCAGCATTTCAAGATATGGGCTTGGAGCAAGACGATCCTATGCTCGATCAATTTTCAGCTTGGGCTAAAGAAAATGGAATTAGCCAAGAAGCGTTTGAAGGAATGGTCAATCAATACATGGAATTGGCTGGTGGAGAGTTTGAAAAGAGTGAGTACAATCGTCAGCAAGAAATTCAAAAACTTGGTGAAAATGCTCAACAAAAAATAGAGATGGCAGATAGATTGCTAATGAAAGCGCCGTTAAATGATGCAGAGCGTGAGGCATTAGCTAACAATCTAAATACAGCAGATGCTATCAATGCTTTCTTAAAGTATCATCAATCTATAACCAATGAAGGCATACCAGCTAGACCGCAACCATCTATGCCAAATATCAGTCGTGAGGAATTAGAATCACATATTGCTGATCCTCGATGGCAGAGTGATCCAGCATGGAGATCGCGCATAGAAAAACTTTGGCTAGAAAGTCAAGTATAATTTGCACACTGGTTAAAATTTAGCTAACATTCGCTTGTTGGACAACCGATTGCGGCCCGACTATGTGGTGAATCCACTGGTGGCGTGGCCATTCCATGCAAGCGAATTGCCCTGAATAGGATAACAAGTCGCGTTACATCGTTAATTTTCTAATATAGGAGATGCGTTATGGCGCAAAATGTAACAACTGCTTTTGTTACCCTGTTTGAATCAGAGGTAAAACAAGCATATCAAGGTGAAGCACTATTGCGTGGAACAATGCGTTCACGTCAAAACGTGCAGGGAAACACTGTAAAATTCCCTAAAATCGGTAAAGGTGTAGCTACAGTTCGTGTACCACAGACTGACGTTACTCCATTAAACGTTACTTATTCTCAAGTTACTGCAACTATGTCTGATTATATCGCGGCTGAGTACAGCGATATTTTCCATCAATCACACATCAACTTTGATGAGCGCAGAGAGCTTGTAGAAGTAGTATCAAAATCAATCGCTCGTAGAATGGATCAGATTTGTATTGATGCTTTGAATGCGGCTGGAAGCCCAAGCACAGTATCAACTGATATCGGTGGTGTTGGTTCTAACATGAACATCGAGAAATTGCGTGCAACTGCCAAAGCTATGAATGAAAACAACGTGCCTTCAGAGAATCGTTTTATGTTGATGCACGCTTCACAGCTTGACGCTTTACTTGGTGAAACTGAAGTTACTTCTTCAGACTTCGCTTCTGTTAAGGCTCTAGTTCAAGGTGAGATTGATTCATTCATGGGCTTCAAGATCATCACTATGGGTGATCGTGATGAAGGTGGTGTACCTAAGCCTTCTACTCGTTCTTGCTTTGCATGGCATCGTGATTCAATGGGTTATGCAGAATCTATTGCTCAAAAGACTGAAGTCAACTATGTACCAGAAAAGACTTCTTTCTTAGTAAGCTCTATGTTCTCTGCTGGCGCTATTGCGATTGACGATGAAGGCATCGTTAAGATTTCTTGTACTGAATAATCGTAAAGGAGAATAATTATGGCTTATAGTTCAACTGGTTTTGCGACAATCGGTGCAAGTAAGAAAGGCAATGCTCCAAGCATTTACTCTTACTCAACTGCCGATACAATCGCAGATGTAAACACAGAAGGCTACTTCAATGATCTATCAGATACTCTTGCAGTAGGTGATGTAATCTTTGTTCGTAGTTCAACTGGTGGCACACAAGTGCTAACAATCGTTTATGTGCTTTCTAATAGTGCTGGTGTCGTTGATGTCAACGATGGTACTACTTTAGCTAACACAGACAGCGACTAAGTAATACTGGGGCGGTGTAACAGCCGCCCTTTTACTCAAGGGGTTATATATGGCCGCAGGCGATACCGATCTATCTATATGTTCAGATGCTTTGATTTTGATGGGTGCATCGCCAATATCTTCATTTACTGAAGGTACAGACGCATCACAAGCATGTGATCGTTTATATCCAGATTTAAGAGACACATTATTATCGACTTATCATTGGACTTGGAATATCAAGAAAGTCCAACTAGCTAGACTTGCAACTGCACCAATCAATGAATGGCAATATGCTTATCAGTTACCGGGCGATATGCTTAGTGGCGTATTAGCGGTATTCAACAGTTCTGGCACAAATGAAATAGCATTGAGATATGGCTGGGAGATTTATGGGGATCAGCTATATACAAACCTAGATACAGTTTATATTGACTACCAATACACAATAGACGAGAGCAAGATGCCTCCATATTTCATAAACCTATTGAAGTATGCAATGGCTTCTGAGCTTGCGGTAGTTATCACAGATCAAATAGAAAAGGCAGATTATTATCGCTCGATTGCATATGGAACACCGGGTGAGAATGGTCGTGGTGGTTTGATGCGTACCGCTATGAATATAGATAGTCGTGGCAGATTAACACCGATTATAGAGGATTACTCGCTTATTGACGTGAGGGGCTAATGGCTAAAATTACCCAGTTCCAGACAAACTTCAAAGTCGGAGAGCTTGATCCTTTACTGCGTTCGAGAACAGATTTAGCCCAGTATCAAGATGCCTTAGAAGAAGCAACAAACGTCATTGTTCAGCCGCAAGGCGGTATTAGACGTAGAGATGGTACTGTCTTTATTCATGATTTTGGATCATCATTTACTACATACAAACTGATACCATTCGAGTATTCAGTCGATGATAGTTACCTGTTAGTTTTAGTTCCAGCGAGAATTTATGTATTCAAAAACTCGGTCTTACAAACAAACATCAATGGCAGTGGTAACGACTATATTACTGCTACTGCTCTTACCTCTGATATTATTAGTAGTCTTAATTATACCCAAGCGGTAGATACTTTGATCTTTTGCCATGAAGATTTAGAGACGAAAAGATTAGTAAGAAATACAGATACAAGCTGGGATTTTGAAAACTTACCTATTACTAACATACCGAAGTATGCTTATGAGTTTGATACCCATGAGCCTAATTTTACGATCACTCCCGGAGCAGTTAGTGGCAATACAACACTAACAGCCAGTTCAGTAACAACTGACAATGGCACAGCGCAGGGTGGAACAAGTAGCACAATCACTTTGAAAGCGGCTACAAGTTTTACATCTGATGACCAGCCTAATGGTATGTTTATTGAGATTACTTCTGGCACAGGCGCAGGACAGACACGCCATGTAGAAGATTATGTTGCATCAACTAAGGTACTCACAGTTAGTCCAGACTGGGATACAGCGCCAGATGGAACATCAAATTATGACATAAAAGCATTTAAGCAAGCCGCAGTAGGTGAATATGCACAGGTTAAAAATGGCTTTGGTCGTGCTAGATATGTTGAGTATGTATCAGACACACAGATGAAAGTGTTTGTTGAATCACCATTCTTTGATACAAGCGGCGTTACAGCAGGGAATTGGGAATCAGAACATGGCTATGAGGATGTATGGTCAACTACAAGAGGGTGGCCAAGAAGTGCCTCTTTCCATGAAGGCAGGCTTTATTTTGGTGGCAGTAAGTCAAGACCAAATACTATCTGGGGATCAAAGGTAGTCGATTACTTTAACTTTGATACTGGTACTGGATTAGATGATGAGGGTGTTGAGGCAACAATCAATACTAATCAATTAAACGTAATACATAAGATCAATGCTGGCCCGGACTTGCAGATATTTACAACAGGCGGCGAGTTCATTGTGAGTCAGCTCGCTGGTGAGCCGATTACGCCATCAAACTTCTTGGTTAAAAACCAATCGCGTATTGGAAGCAAAGAAGGCATACCGATACATGATTTAGCTGGTGCAACTTTGTTTATACAGCGACAAGGTAAATCGCTTATATCGTTCCAGTTCAACGATGGCACAGCCAGTTATGGCACGACACCATTATCAGTATTAAGTTCACATTTATTGAATGATCCTGTTGATTTTGATATTCGCCGGGCATCATCAACTGACGAAACAGACAGACTATTCTTGGTAAATACCGATGGCAGTATGGCTATTTACTCAATGTTAGTCAGTCAGGACATTATTGCCCCAAGTAGATTTACAACTGATGGCACATTTGAGGCTGTTGGTATCGAGGTTGATAAAGCGTTCGTTATCGTTAAAAGAACAATAGATGGCGTTGATAACTATATGTTAGAAAGGTTTGACGAGACAGTAGTTACTGACAGTGCTAAAACAGGTGGCGCGGCATCAAGCGTTACTATGGATCACTTAGAAGGTGAGACAGTTAGTATTATTAGAGATGGTATTGTCGAAGCAGAACAAGTGGTTGGTGCTAGTCCATATACAGTTACTTTTGCAAGCCCAGCTACATCAACATATGAAGTCGGGTTGAATTACACAGTTCAGGCTAAAACCATGCCAGCAGAGCCATTACTTAAGAGCGGTTCGGTGGTTGGCGTTAAGAAGCGCATACTTCAAGTCGATGCGTTATTAAATGAAACACAAAATATGTCGATTAATGGGCAGTTAGTATCATTCAGAAACTTTGGCGAAGATGTGCTTGATGAGCCTATTGCAGAATTTACAGGATTAAAAACAGTACATGGCTTGCTTGGTTATGATGCAAGTGGTCAAATAACAATCACACAAACAAAACCTATGAAAATGACAGTCTTAGGTTTGGAATACAAAATGAGCGTAGGTAACTAATTATGGGAATGGCGGCGGCAGGATTAGCGTTTTCAGCAGTAGGCGCATTATCACAAATCAGGCAGGCACAAGCGGTGCAGGCACAGATGAAGGCGCAAGCTCAAGAAGCTGAGATACAAGCTAAGAATAGAGAGATTGAAGCAAAGCAAAGGGCGGCAGATCATTTAAAAAGATTAAATGAAACGCTGGCTTCAACAACTGCAAGGGCGGCGGCCAATGGCATACAAGCATTAGAAGGATCAGCATTATCACTGCAAAACTATGCTATTGCAGAAGGCGGTAGGGAATATCAATTAGCTATGGATAACGCGGCTATTGCTAAATCTATGGGTGCTTATCAATCTAAGGTTTACAAATCTGCTGGCAAGACTGCAATGCAACAAGGCATATTGGGTGCTGGTTTGACACTTGGGCAAGGTTATATGGCTTATAGCCAGCTTGCTCCATCTGCGCCAGCCGCAACAGGTGGATCAACAACTGCCGCACAACGACTAGCTGGTGTTAAATCTGGTGGTTATTTAGCAGGATATTAATAATGGCAAAAATACAAAGATACCAACGTGGCCAGTTTGCTGGCGTACAAATACCACAAACAGACTTTGCTAGTTTGCGACAGGCAACTACAACATATGGCGCTATTGGTGAGATGTTTGGCCAGATGGCAGACTTTGTAAACAAGAAAGCAGAACAACAAGCTATCGAGCGCGGTACACGCAGAGTCGCTGATGTTGGCGCACAACAAACATTACGCCAGATGGCACAACAAGGCGGCCCGGCTAACGTAGAAGAAAGACAAGCATACACGCTGGCAAACAAGATAGCAGTAACTCAATTAGAAACAAGCGCTCTTAGCGAAATGGATGAGTTATTTGAAAAAGCTAAGATGGATAAGATGTCTGTTAATGATTTTAAGATTGAGTTAGAAGCAATCAAAAATGGTTATGAAGATGCTATGTCTGATCTTGATCCAGAGTCAGGAATGGTTTTGGGTGAAAGGCTTATTAGTTCTGGATTATCTCGATTAAATAAATATAACTCGGTTGTAAATGATTTACAGCTTGCTGATATAAAGCAGGCTAGAAGCAACTCAACGGCTATATATAGAAACGATTATATAAGAAAAGCATATGAAGATGGCATAGTAAACGAGCAAGGCGCAATACAATGGTATGTTGATGCTGGGTGGACTCCAGCAGAAGCGCAAGCAATGGCTATAGAAGATAGAGATAATGTAGAAAAAGTTTTGATAATTCGTGACTTTGAAGCCATACCAGAAAATGACATTGATGCAAAATATAAATTCTTAGAAGGATTAAGCGATAGATTTGAATATCAAAGTGTAGAACAGCAAATACAGCTCACAGAAGGAATCAAGAGAGATATAGATGCTTTAGCTAAAAAATTAGAGTCAGAGTTAGATGCTGAAAACAAGCTAAAGATTGACGAAGCATACGCTACTATTAAGAGAGAAAGAGACCGATCTAATGTAACTGGCGCGGAATACAATGTAAATGTAGTGGATGTAGAGGCTTTGAGGGCATCCTTTAAAGACCCAGAAGATTATAGAAGTTTTGTTGCAATGCACCAGTTAAATATGGAAACAACTGCCATAACAAAAAACAATGCTAACAAATCTAACTCCCAAATAAATCAAGATTTAATAAAGGCCCATGCTGAGTACAAGGAAGTAGACACAACAGACCCTATTGCAACAGCCGTAGCCGCACAAAAGTTTGAAGCTATACGAGAAGCTAGTAAAAAAATACTTGAAGCAAGAGCAAAAGATTTTGCAGGCGCAATACTATCTTCGGATAAAACTTTTAATGACCAATATCAAGCGGCATTTAGTTCAATACTTACAAATCCAGACCCAGTTAGTAGCACTGTTATGGTGGCTTCCGCAGTCACTAGCATGGATAAAAAGTATCAGGCATTAGGTGTTAGATTAGATGATAGAAGGTATTTGTCAAAACCTTTAGCCGAGCAACTAGCTGGCTATATAAATGAGATTGCTTTATCTAATCAAGAAATAACGACACAGCTAATGCAGGGGTTTGTTACTGCAACTGGTGATAGAGCGGAAGTTATCATAGAAGAATTAAGACGCGCTGGAATGAATGATTCACATGCTGTCGCACTAATGCACGCAGATGATCTAGAGACAACATCATTACTAAACAAACTGAGCAACCAAACAGTCGATACATTGATAGCAGATTTGAGCGACAATGACAAAAAAGACATCACTGGTGATACGGGAGCATTAAATGCTTTACGAGAAGATGTAAGGCTATATAACGAAATTTATGAGATGGGAGCAGACGATCTAACAGCAACTCAAGATCAAAAAAACATGATCTTAAAAGAAGCTGAAAAGATGTTAGTTTACTATATGACAGGCCAAGGTTTCGGCAGGGGAATGTCTGGGCCTGATGCTAGAAAGGCTGTGTACGCTAAAATGTATCCTCATCCTATTTTAGATGAAGATAAAGTAAAAGCGTTTGCGCCAGTGGGTAAAGAGGATTATGGAACAATTCTAAACACTTCTGTCGAAATGTTAGATAACAGTAAGTATGGTCGCGTTGTCGCTCAAGAGTTAGATTTGCAACCATCAGATATTTATATTGAATCAGCAAAAAATTACATAAATGTGCAAAGAGCTAACTTTTTGGCAGAGAAAGAATTACGAGAAAGAAGGGGCTTGTCTACAGAAGAATACCAAGAGCCTAACTTGGATGATGTTGTGTATATGCTATTCCTAGAGGATGTAAAAGAAGGAGGTATGTGGATAAACAACAATTTAAGTAATGGATACGCGCTTATGAAAGATGGTATCCCAGTTAGAAATAGCCAAGGAGAGATGGTTGAAATACTCCACAAGGATTTAGAGCAAAAACTTTTACCATTAACAAGAAGTTACTTGATGATGGATGTATCTCCATATGACTATCCAAAAGGTGCAGGTTTGAGTGAGCAAGAGATAATAGAAAAAAGGTTAGGCATTAAATAATGGCCAAGATGCCTACAAGAAAAATATCTGAAAGACCATTGCTTGCGGCTTTGAAAGACACGCAAGTAGAGTTTGAGCTTGGCACGACATTAGGAGCAATATGGAATGATGTCTATGAGACTAATGGCTTAATTAATGAAATAAGATTGTCGGCGCTCAAAAATAAAGTAGAGGACAGGTCTGCAAAACGTAGCAGATATGCGGCATATAAAGCCAATGAAGAAAGAAAAAGAATACTACAAGAAAAAACAGACCAGTATTCTATAGAGACAAACGAAAACGAAAGGCAAAATTTATTACAAGAAATTGCCGATCTCAAAAGTCAGCAAACACCAATCGAGGCTTGGCAAGATCAGATGGTTTCTCAAGGTAATTTTGTATCGGTAGAAGAACAAGAAGAAAGATACAAAGACATAGAGTTTAAGGCTGATAGACCTATTACAGAAGAAGAATTGCAAGAGCGCGTAAAGATAAGGAAAGAAGCGCTTATGAGAGATGCAATAGTAAGCGCAGGCCCAGAAGGAGCAAGCGCTTTTGTAGCACAAACAGGTACAGCTTTATTAAGAGCGGCTATTGATCCTATTGCTTTTGCAAGTGCCTTTATTCCTATTGTTGGTCAAGTTAGGTCAGCTAAATTGGCGGCTAAATACGGGAAGATAAAAGGCAGAGCAATAGAAGGCGCTATGGATGGCGCTGGTGGTGCAGTATTGGTTGAGCCATTAATGCTTGGTATATCTCATAGCCAGCAGTTAGATTACACATATTCAGACTCATTGCTTAATGTAGGAGCAGGACTACTACTAGGCTCTGGCATTGGAAGTATTGCTGGAAGATTATCTCGCAGGGCTGAGAGAAGGCAAGAGCAAGTAAAAATAGATTTAGAATTGATTGCTGACGCATATGGTGATAAGCCAGAAGCGCCAACAGTTACAGTCAAGAATACTCATGGCCCTAGTGAGTATGTAGGTAACAACAAAAAGCTGGCTGTAAAGATGAAGGAAATGGCAGAGATAGCAATATCTTTAGCGGCTGTAGGAAAACGTATTGACTTATCTTTCTTAGGCCCGGCTCTACCTGATAGACCGCCAACATTGACAGAGTTCATTAGGTCAATGGGTGGCATACAAGATGTTAAGTATGCACAAAATGTAGTAACCAAGTTAGAAAACAAAACAAAGTTACGAGGTGTATCTATCTTAAATAAAGACTCTAAATACACTATGGAGGTTATGGCTAATCTTGCATATGAGCAAGGATATATAAAGACTAATTCAGTCAGAGCTTTGGCTGGCGCGTTGACTAAAGAGTCTAAAGGAAAATATCAATTTAGAGAAAAAGATGCAGGCAAAGCCGCAGAGTATATAAATTCATCTGGAGTAAAGTCTTTTGATGAAGCATTAGATTTAGAAATAGGTTTGATTAAACAAGACGCAGAAAATATAGGTTTGAAGATAACTGATGAACAAGCGTATGCGATTGCTGAGATGCGTTCTAAAGGGTTAGTTATAGATGACGCATACAAACAGCTAGGCATAGATACAAAACAATATAGAGCGAAAGCGGCGGCTAAATATGCCAATGATCCAGATAATGATATAGAAGCGTCAGAGCCAAACGAATTTCCACCAGATAATGTGCCAGACGATGAGACTGCGCTAGCACTAGAGGATGTACAGCGAGATCAAGAATATTTAAATAATCTTCCTGATGAAGAAAAAGCAAAACTTTCTGATGAGCAAAAAGCAGATTTGGCTGAAATAGAAGAAATGGATGCACATAGTAACGATACAGTAGAAACTGTTAAAAACGCTAAAGCGTGCGTAATGGGGAAGTTATAGATGGCTGATTGTCGAGATTTAGTAAAAAGAATATCTAATCTGAAAGAAACAGAAGTCGATTCAATTCTTGATGAGATTGAAAATGTAATTAATGTCAAAACTCAAGCAGGCAAGATTGATGAGATAGATCAAGCTGTTAGAGATGTAACTGAGCGGATTGTCAAAGATATAGAAATAGCCAAGCTCATGCGTAAGCGAGACTTGTATCGCAATATATTGATTGAAAACAAAATGCTAGACATGATGGAGACGGCAGACAAGAAAACAGGACAGCCCGGAAAGGGTATTGCCGCAATGCTTGGCGGTTTGAATGATAGATTTAAGGGCGCAATGAACGCTATAGATTTTGCCATACAAGGGCATCATCGTTCTGCAATGGGGCCGTTTATAGACCAGATAAGTAAAGCTGGTTTGCTACAAGACTTTAGACACATGAAGGGTGACTTCGAGCGAGAAGTCGCAAGAGCTTTAGCCGAGCTTAATGGTGCAAAAAATGTAGGCCAGTATTCAGATAAAGCAAAGCAATTAGCTGGATTTATGCACGAAGCGCAAGAAAAGATGCGTAGAAGGAAAAATTTATTTGGCGGTTTTGTGCAAAGAAAAAAAGGCTACATAGTCAGGCAGACACACGACAGATTGAAATTAGCCAAGTTAGGTCGTGAAGAATGGAAAGCTACTATTCGTGACAAGTTAGATTATGAAAAGATGGGCGTGCCTAGAGATGAAATTGATAGATTTTTAGATAGCGCGTATGAAGCAATCTCAACTGGCATAAGAAGGCAAAAACACAAGAATGGAACAGATGTTGTAGACAAGAGCTTAGATGTAACTGACTCTATATTCTCTTATGCTGGCCCAGGAAACCTTGCCAAGAAACTAAGTCAACACAGATTATTGGAGTTCAAGTCACCAGATGATTGGTACGAATACGATCAGAAGTTTGGAAATAAATCATTAGGTGCTAGTTTTAGTGAGGATATGAGATCAAGCGCTAGAGATATAGCATTGATGCAATACCTTGGCACTAATCCAGAGGCTATGCTCAAAAGACTTATAAAGCGCGGTCAAGAGAAATATAGAGGTGATGATAAAAAACTAAAATCATTCAAGTCTGATCACTATGAAAGTATATTAAAAGAGCTGACTGGAGAAGTAGATATACCAGCTAACGAGACTGCGGCTACGTGGGGTAGAAGAATACGCGCACTACAAACCATGTCGAAACTAGGGGGATCAGTTATATCTGCATTTTCAGATATGGCGGCTTTTGCGGCTACTAGACAATTTCAAGGAAGAAGTTTTTTTGAGTCTTGGATGGATGCTTTTCAAGCGCCACTAAAAGGGTTGATGCCGGGTGAGGCTAATGCTTATTTAAGATCAGTGGGTATTGGTGTAGATGGTTTGCTTGGAGACTTCACAGCAAGATTTTCATCAGGCGATGAAATACAAGGTCAGACTAGCAAAATGATGCAGTTATATTTCAAGGCTAACTTATTACAGCCTTGGACTGACGCAAACAAAAGAGCTATTGGTCAAATGCTTTCTAATGACTTTGCAACAGAGGGCAACATTCCTTTTAATCAGCTAACACCAGAAAGACAAAACTTATTCAGCATATATGGCATTGATGCAGAAAGATGGGATGTAATTAGAGCATCTGCTGGTAAAGCCGAAGATGGGAATATGTATATACAGCCGGGCTTGATTAAAGTGCCAGAAACAGGGCGTTTCAAGAAAATGAGCGAGGCATCCAAAGAAAGATACGTTGAAGAAAGCAAGCAGATGATTACATCATTATTTCTCAACGAAGCAGATGTGGCAGTGCCAACACCGGGGGCAAGAGAAAGGGCGATATTGCGTAGGGGTTATCCACCGGGATCAGGAGCAGGCGAAGCGGCTAGATATATGCTTCAGTTTAAGTCTTTTAGTGTGACGATTATGAC